ACGCTGGCGAACACCGGCGGCGGCTTCATCGGAACCGGCCTGAAGATGAAAGGCGGCGCAGCCAAGTTCGCGCCTGGTGAGTTCAAACCGGTCGACAGCCAGGGCGGCAAGATCGCGGACAGCATCTACCACATGCAGTTTCAGGGCCCCAGCCCGGTCCTGTTCCAGCTGCTGGGCATGCTCATCGAGGCCGGCAAGGACATCTCGTCGGTGAAGGACATCCTCACCGGAGAGCAGCAGGTGAACCAGACCGCGACGACGACGCTGGCCCTCATCGAGCAGGGCCTGAAGGCATTCACCGCGATCTACAAGCGCGTGCACCGCTCGCTGAAGCAGGAATTCGCGAAGCTGTTCCGCCTGAACCGGCTCTACCTGCAGCCCGAGGAGTACTACCGCTTCCAGGACGCATCGAAGCCGATCTACCAAGCGGACTACCAGAGCGACGGCACCGACATCGCACCTGTCAGCGATCCGAATCTGGTGTCGGACGCCCAGGAGCTGGCGCGCGCCGAGGCGCTCATGCAGTTCAAGGGCGACCCGTTCATCAACCAGGTGGAACTGCGCCGCCGTTTCCTCCGAGCCCTCAAGGCGCCCGACATCGACGCGCTGATCGTCACCGAACCGCCAGCCGCACCGCCGGACCCGAAGGTCATGGAAGTCCAGGGAAAGCTCGCTGCGATGGAAGTCGAGGTGAACGCCAAGGCCGAGAAGATGATGGCCGAGATCGAGAACCTTCAGGCGCGCAACGCAGAGCTGGAGGCATCCGCCACGCTGAAGCTGGCTCAGGCCGAAGCCATCAGCGGCGAACAACAGTTCGCGCTCCTCCTGGCGCAGGTCCAGCACATGCTGGACAGCCACCTGGAGCACACCAAGGCAGCAATACAACCGCAGCAACCACCCCAGGGAGAAATCGATGGCAATGAGCAAGGAAGAGTACCAGCAGTGGAAGGACCACCCGCTGACGAAGCAGTTTCACCAGTACCTGAAGGACTACCGCCAGGCACTGATGGAGAAATGGGCGCAGGGGGCGTTGGCACCGACCAGCCCGGAAGCGCTGATGGCGGTGGCGCGCTGCCAAATGGCTGACGAAATCGCCACTCTGGAAGACGACTCGATCGCAGATTTTTACCGCAAGGAAGGAGCGAACTGATGTACCAACAGATCAAGCAACTGGCCGACGATGCGCTGGTCCTGCAGAACAAGGATGGAATGGACTCGGCGCTGCGCCAGATCAGCGTCCTGTGCGACCAAGCGGCCGAGCAGCAGCCGGAGCAGCCCAAGCAGCGCAGCAAAAAGCAGGTCGATCAGCAGCCGGCCGGTACGAATGGCGCGGATGCCCAGGAAGGGGGTGCGCAATGAACGCGGCCGTGAACACCTCGGGCATTCAGCCAGTCGAGTACAAGATTCTCATTCTGCCGGAGGCGGCCGAGGAGACCGACGAGGTTCTGCGTCGCGCGAAAGCCGCGGGGCTCGCCCTGGTCGACAAGACCACCGAGCGCGAGAAGATGGCCCAGGTGAAGGGCCGCCTGGTCGCCGCAGGCGGCAACTCGTTCGAAGACTGGTCCGGCCAGGTGCCTCAACTCGGCGACATCGTCTGGTTCGCCAAATACGCGGGCTACGTCGTCAAGGGCGACGATGGCCAGGAATACCGCCTGGCCAACGACAAGGACATCAGCGCGGTGCTGCTGCCCCGCTCCACCACCAGCGAATAAGGAAAGACTCATGCTCAAATTTAGGAAGAAGTACCTGTTCCTCAACGCCGCAGCCGGCGACGAAGGCAGCTCGAGCGGTGGCGCGGCCGCCGCCGACAACCAGAACGCGGGGGTGCTGTCCGGCGCCGACAGCGACAGCGGCGTCGATGAGGCACAGCAGCAGATCGAAGCGCGTGCACGTGGCATGGGCTGGACGCCGAAGGACGAGTTCAAGGGCGATCCCGCGAAGTGGCGCGACGCCGCCGAATTCGTCGAGCGCGGCGAGAGCCTGCTGCCGCTGGTGAAAGCCCAGAACAAGCGCCTCGAGCGCGAGGTGGCGGAACTGAAGCAAACCACCCGCGAGCTGGGCGATTACCTCACGAAAACCGAGCAGCGCGCCTACGACCGCGCCATCGCCGACCTGAAGCAGCAGCGCAAGGACGCGATCGCAGCCGGCGACGGCGACGCCTTCGACAAGGCCGAAGACCAGATCAAAGTGCTTGAGCGGGACGTGGCCGCCAAGGCTGCCAAGCATGCGCAGAAGGTGGACGACGGCGCGGACCCCGTCTACACCGAGTGGGAATCCCGCAATCCCTGGCTGAAGGATGCCGAGCTGTCCGACTACGCCGAATTTGCAGCCCAAAAGCTGCGCGCAAATGGAGAAAAGGCGACGGGCGCCGAGTTTCTCGACCTGGTCGCCCAGAAGGTGAAGGCCCAGTTCCCGGCGAAATTCACCAACCCGCGGCGTGAGACCGCGCAGGCAGTGGAAGGCGCAGCACCGGCCCGTCGCGGCGGCGGCAAGACGTACGCCGACATGCCGGCGGACGCCCGCGCGGCGTGCGACCGCATGGCCAAAAACGGCTTCGCCGGCAACGAAGAGGCGGCAAAGAAGTTCAAGGACCAGTACGTGAAACAGTACTTCGAGGAGGCATGATCATGAGCCGAGCACCGCGCGAAAGCACCCGTGAAGAATCAGGCAGAAGCACCCGCGTCCCGTTGGGCGTGGCCCGTTCCAAGCTGACCGTTGCCGGGCGCCCCGGTTACGTCCGCCGCTGGATCAACGATTACGATGGCCGGCTGCAAAACGCCCAGGACGGCGGCTACGAATTCGTCATGAACGACACCGTCAAGCAAATCGGCGATGCGGACGTCGACAACGAAAACCGCGATCTTGGCGCGCGCTTGTCCCGCGTGGTTGACAAGACCACCGGCCAGCGCGCGTACCTGATGGAAATCAAGGCAGATTTTTACGAGGAAGACCAGAAGGCCAAGATCGCCAAGGTCGAAGAGACCGACCGGCGCATCCGCAAGGGCAAGCTCGAAGAAGTCGAGGGCGCCTACATCCCGGATCAGGGCCGCGGCATCCAGATCGAGACGCGCGCTCGATAACCACACACCCGGCGCTCGCGCCGATCCCCATCACCTGGGCCGCCATTGAGCGGCCCTTGCCTTTTTTGGAGCATCCCAATGGCAAATGCTGATACCCCGGCCGGCGCTACGCCGGTCGCGCATCGCAACGGCGCCGCGTACAACGGCTCGTTCCGCGTGTACTCCGTCCCCGCCGGCGACGCAACCGCGCTGTTCGTCGGCGACTTCGTCAAACTCGCCGGCACTGGCCAGACCATCAACGGCCGCGTGCTGCAAGACGTCGCGCGCGCCGCTACCGGCGACGTGATCGTCGGCGTGGTCGTCGGCGTCAAGCCGGATACGCAGGACAGCCTGCGCTACCGCGCCGCGTCGACCGCACGCGAGGTCTACGTGGCCGACAACCCCGACCTGGTCTTCGAGATCCAGGAGGGTTCCAGCGGCACGCCGCTGACCGCCAACGACATCGGCCTGAACATCAACTTCGTGGTCGGCGCCGGCAGCACCGTGACGGGCTTCGCCGGCACGCAGCTCGACAACACCACCGAGGCAACCACGTCGACGCTCGACCTGCACTTGATGGCGCCGGTCGCACGCGAAGACAACGCCATCGGCGCGTCGTGCAAATGGCTCGTGACGATCAACCGTCACCAGTATTCCAACCAAGTCGCAGGGGTCTAAATCATGGCTGGCATCATCAATACCGGTACCCATCCGAAAGCACTCTGGCCGGGCGTGTTCAGCATGTTCGGCATGTCCTACAACAACCGCGACGAATGGCGCGATCTGGTCACGGTCCAGACCTCCGACAAGCATCGCGAGGAAATGGTCCAGAACAACGGCTTCGGCCTGGCGGCCATCAAGGAACAGGGCGGCTCCATCGCCTACGACACCACGAGCCAGGGCGGTACCGCCACGGCCTACCACGTCGTGTACGGCCTGGGCTACATCATCACGCGCGAAGCCATCGAGGACAATCTCTACGAGAAACTGTCGATGGCCCGCGCGAAGGCGCTGAAGCGCGCCATGGTCGAGACGAAGAACACCGTGGTGGCCAACTGGTTCAACCGCGGCTTCGACACCAACTACCCGGTCGGCCCCGATGCCAAACCGCTGTTCTCGGCCTCGCACCCGTCGACGTCGGGCAACCAGAGCAACGTGCTGGCGACGGCCGCCGACCTGTCCGAGGCGTCGCTCGAGGACTTGGTCATCCAGGCCAACGGCGCGACCGACGACCGGGGCAACAAGATCGCGCTGCAGGTGCGGTCGCTGCACATCCCGCGTCAGCTGGAATTCGAGGCGGCCCGCATCCTGAAGTCGATCAACCAGAATGACACCGCCAATAACGCGATCAACGCGCTGCGTGCGATGGGCACGTTCCCGGAAGGCTTCAAGGTAAACCACTTCTTTACAGACCCGGACGCGTTCTTCATCCGCACGGACGTCGACGACGGCCTGACGCTGTTCCAGCGCCGCGAGCTGGAATTCACGAAGGACAACGACTTCGGTACCGAGAACGCTCTGGCCAAGGCCACCGAGCGCTACTCGCTGCAGATCGGCGACTTCCGCAACTGGTACGGCAGCCAGGGCGCGTAAGCGCCGGCAACCGCAACACCCTGGCGCCCCCACATGTCGGGGGCGTTCTTTTTCCAGAACGCTAGGAGCACAACACCATGGGTACCCCTTCCCGCTTTACCAATGGCCTGACCACGGTCCCGAAAGCGAACCCGCTCGGCATGTTCGGTCTGCCGGACCCGACCGAGTGGCACACCTACTTCAACGATTTCGACCACTACGTCGCCGGCAACTGGACCGTTACCGCAGTGGGCACCGGTACCGCCGCGCTCACCAACCTGGACGGCGGCGCCCTGCTGCTGACCAACTCGGCTGCGGACAACGACAGCATCCAGCTGCAGCAGGTCGGCGAATCGTTCGCCCTGACGGCCGGCAAGCGCGCATTCTTCAAGGCCCGCTTCAAGGTCTCGGACGCCACCCAGTCCGATCTCATCATCGGGCTGTGCGTCACCGACACGACGCTGATGGGCGCCACGGCCGGCGCTGGCGTCACGGACGGCATCTTCTTCAGCAAGGACGACGGCGTCGCGACGCTCGACGTGCAATGCCAGAAGAACGCGACCACGGGCCAGACTCGCGCGGCCGGCATCGCCACGCTCGCCAACGACACGTTCGTCACCGTGGCCTGGGCCTACGACGGCAAGGGCGAGGTCGCGTACTTCGTCAACGACGTCCAGCTGGGCACCTTGGCCGGCACGGCTGCGTACCTGCCGGACACGACGCTCACCGTGTCGTTCGGCCTGATGAACGGCGAGGCGGTCGCGAAGAACATGACCGTCGATTACCTCTTCGCCGCCACCGAGCGCTGACCACCCGGGGCTTCGGCCCCTTCCACCTGGAGGCCATCATGGCAGACGCAGTAACGAGCCAGATTCTCATGGACGGCGAGCGCAACGCGGTCATGAAGTTCACGAACATTTCCGACGGCACGGGCGAGACGGCCGCGCTGAAGGTCGACGTCTCGACGCTGGCCGGCGCGCCGAGCTCGGTGAAGATCACACGTGTCGAGTACGACATCTTCGGCATGCAGGTGGCGATCCTGTGGGACGCGACGACCGACGTGCCGGCATTCATCCTGAGCCAGGGGCAGCAGCACTTCGACTTTTCGAAGGACGGCGGCCTGATCAACAACGCGGGCGCAGGCGTGACCGGCGACATCCTGTTCACCACGATCGGCGCGAGCGTGAACGACACGTATTCGATCGTGCTGCACATGAAGAAGAACTGACCATGGCGCACGACACGTTCATCCTGGGCGACAGCAACGGTATTTGTGATTGCTGTGGCTTCAAGTTCAAGCAGTCGCAGCTGCGCAAGCGCTGGGACGGCGCCATGGTCTGCAAGGCCGACTGGGAGCCGCGACACCCGCAGGACTTCGTCAAAGCGCGCCCCGAACGCAACAACGTCAAGAACGCACGGCCTGGCGCGGAACCGCGCTTCGTCGAGGCCAACGAAATCACGGCGGATCAGCTATGACCACGAGCGGAACCGACACATTCGCCATCACCCGCGACGACATCATCGCGGCGGCCGCGCTGGAAACCGGCGACATCGCCCTCGGCGAGGCCCTGGACGACGACACCCTCGCCCAGTACAACTTGCGCCTGAATACTTGGGTGAAGTCGCTCATGGCCGACGGCAAAAAGCTGTGGGCGATGGAGCTCGCGACGCTGTTCCTGCAGCCGGGCGTCGGCCGGTACGTGCTGGGCGCCGACGGCGCGCACTGCACGACAGATTACGTGCGCACGACCTTGGCCAGCGGTGCCGCGGCGGCCGCCAGCACGGTGCAGCTGACCGACGTCACCGGCATGGCTGACGGCGACAACATCGGCGTGCTGCTGACGGACGGCACGCTGTTCTGGACGACGATCAGCGGCGCGCCAGGCGCATCGACGACTCTCGCCACTGCCCTGCCGGGCGCGGCCGCTGCCGGCGCGACGGTCTTCACCTACACCAGGAAGATCAGCCGGCCGCAGCGCATCGATCCGGACGCAGCCTACTGGCGTTCCAGCGCGCTGCAAGACACGCCGGTCACGATGATCTCGCGCACGGAATACGCGCAGCTGGCGACCAAGGGCTCGCGCGGCAAGATCGTGCAGGCCTTCTACGACCCGCAGCTCGGCAACGGCGTGCTGTCGGTCTGGCCCACGCCGGACAGCGCGGCCGACGTGCTGTGTTTCTGGTACGAGCGCCGCCTGGAGGATTTCAACAGCGGCAGCGATACGCCGGACTTCGCGATCGAGTGGGGCGAGGCACTGATTCTCGGCCTGGCCCACCGCATGGCGCCCACGGCCGGCCTGTCGCTGATCGAGCGGCAGGACCTAGAGCGCCGCGCGCAGCAAGCGCTGGACTTGGCCGAAGGCTACGACCGCGAAGACGTGGGCGTGTTTTTCCAACCGGATTTGCAATAGGAACAACATCGTGCAGAATTTTCAACGCATCAGCGGCGGCGTCGACATCATGCCCCTGCTGCTGGCGGTTAAGCGCCGCCCGGATCTCTGGAAAGAGGACACCTACCTGCGCGACTATCCGCAGGGGCCGTTCGCTCAGATCGAATCAATCATGCTGCGCTTCCCGGTGAAGGGTGTGTGCGAGACCGAGGAGGAGCTGAAGAACCACCTGAGCACGTATGACCAGCATGAGAACGTCGACTACCCGGCCTACAAGCTGCTGCCCGAGGCGCGGCCGCTCGTGATGAACCTGATGGCCTACGTCGGCGGCGAGCGCCTGGGCCGCATCATGATCAACAAGATCGCCCCGGGCGGGGTCATCTATCCGCATGCCGACACGCCGGCGCACGCCGATTACTACAGCCGCTTCCATATCGTGCTCCAGAGCCAGCCGGGCGTCGTGTTCCGCGCCGGCGACGAACAAGTCCACATGGCCACCGGCGAGGTCTGGTGGTTCGACAACAAGCAGGAGCACGAGGTCATCAACAACAGCGCCGACGACCGGATCCACATGATCGTCGATATCAGGACAAGCCGATGATCACCTGCCACGTCGAATCGTTCGAAGAGCGCCTAGCTGAGCTCCAGGCGCTGCTGCCGCTGCACTACCGCGAGCTGGCCCTGAATCAGGACAAGGTTCCACTCCAGCCGCAGTACCACGTCTACATCGAGAAGGAGCGCGCTGGCGGCCTGCTGTTCGTCACGCTACGCGACGCCGGCGAGCTGGTTGGCTACTTCATCGGCTTCATCGCCCCGGGGCTGCATTACGAGACGTGCCTGACGTGCACGATGGACATCTTCTACGTGCGCGAGGACAAGCGCGCTGGCAGCGCGGGCGTGCGTATGTTCCGCTTCGTCGAGGTCGAACTCCGACGCCGCGGCGTCCAGCGATGGTTCATGGGCTCGAAAATCCATGCCGACGCGAGCGCGCTGTTCAAGCGCATCGGCGCGGCGCCGGTCGAAACTTATTACAGCAAGTGGCTGGGAGAATAAATCATGGTTGCAGCAGCAGTTATTGGCGGAGCGGCGCTTGGCGCTGTCGCGTCGAACAGCGCCGCGAACAAAGGCGTGAAGGCTGCAGGCGCAGCAAACGACGAGGCAGCACGCGAATATGACCAGACGCGCGCCGATCAATTCGCCCTGCTCGATCGGCAGCGGGCCGACCAGTTGCCGTGGCTTGATGCCGGCAAGACCGCGCTGGCTCAGCTGGCGGCCGGAACTGATGCCGGGGGCAGCCTGACCAGGGCATTTGGGCTAGCCGACTTCCAAGCCGATCCGGGTTACGACTTCCGCGTCAGCGAAGGCGAGAAGGCCATCCAGCGCGCGGCATCTGGCCGTGGCGGGCTGTACTCGGGCGCTACCCTGAAAGCGCTCGCACGCTTCAATCAGGATACGGCATCGGGTGAGTACAACAACGCATACAACCGCTACAACAACGACCAGTCGGCGAAGTTCAACCGGCTCGCCTCAATCGCGGGCCTGGGCCAGACTGCGACGAATCAGGTCGGCCAGGCCGGCCAGAGCGCATACGGCACCATCGCCAGCGCTGGCGCAAATGCATCGAACGCCATCCAGAACAACCTCACTGGTGCCGCGAACGCGCGTGCATCCGGCTATGTCGGTGGTGCGAACGCGATCGGCAATGGCATCAGCCAGTACATGAATTACACACAAAACCAGAATTTGCTGTCCGCCTTGTCGCGAAACCCGGGCATGAGTATCTCGGAATCGAGTCTGCCTGCGCTGCAGATGCCTGCACTCAATACCAGCAATTTCAATGTCGGAGGCTAAATCATGCCAATCGATCCCAGCATCGCACTCAACGTCAAGCCGGTCCAGATCGCAAATCCGCTGGAGCAGTACATGCAGGTCCAGCAAATCCAGCAGGCCCAGAACCAGAACCGCCTGGCGGACCTGATGTACGCAAACCAGCAGCGCGATGTCGACCAGGCGGCGCGCCTGAACGATCTGTATAAGACGGCCGTGGGTGACGACGGCACGCTCGACCGCACCAAGCTGTATCGCAGCGTCGCGTCTGCCGGCCTGGGTGCACGGCTTCCCGCGCTGCAAAAATCGTTGGCCGATGCTGACAAAGTGCAGGCCGATGTCGCGAAAGCGAAGTCGGACACCAGTAAAACGGACCTAGAGACTGCATCACACCAGTTCGAGATCGCCGGCCAACTGGCATCGGCATGGGCGCAGAACCCGAACGTCACGCAGCAGCAGATCCGCAGCGGCCTGGCTGCCGCTGCCAGTAGCAAAATCATCTCGCCGGAGATCTACCAGGCGAAGATTGCCGAACTGGACGCGGTGCCACCAGATTCGAAGAGCCTGAACCAGTGGGCTCTTGGCACCCTACAGCAGGTGATGAAAGCAAAGGACAGCATGGGCTTCATCAGGCCTGACGCCAACACGGTGGCAAATAACGCCACCTCGGCGGCGAACAACGCGGCCACGAACGCAACAACGCGCCGCGGCCAGGACCTGACCGACGCGCGGGCGCGCGAGCTCAACGCGAACAGTCGTGGGCAGTATGATGCCGCGCGCGGCGTGCTGGTGGACACGCGCACAGGTACCGCGACAGCGGTCACCGGCCCCGATGGCAAACCTCTGACGCGCGACAAAGCCATGACCGAGTTCCAGGGAAAATCGGCCGGCTTCGCCGATCGAGCGCAGGAGGCGGACGCGATCCTGAACCAGCTCCACGCAAAAGGTCCAAGCGGGCTCGGGCTCGTCGCATCGGATCGCCCCGGCACGATCAAGGGGATTGCCGAATCGGTACCATTCATCGGCGAAGGACTGGGCGGCCTGGTGAACACGCTTCCATCTGCCATCGGCGGCCCGAACGCCAATCAGCAGCGCGCGGAGCAGGCCCAGCGGAACTTCGTCAACGCGATCTTGCGGCAAGAATCCGGCGCGGCTATCGGCGCTGGCGAGTTCGAGAACGCGCGCAAGCAGTACTTCCCACAACCGGGTGACACGCCGGAAGTGATCGCACAGAAAGCGGCCAACCGCCGCACGGCGATCGCCGGCCTGGCGCGCAGCGCGGGAGGCAACTATACGCCGCCGGCTCCGGGCGCGGCTAGCGCTACCCCATCGAGTAACGGCCTGCCCGCGGGCTGGTCGGTCGAGGTTCACTGATATGCCAACCTTCAAATTTACTGGGCCCGACGGCAAGCAGTACACCGTCAACGGCCCCGACGGCGCGACGGAGCAGCAGGCCTTCCAGATGCTGCAGTCGCAGCTGCCCGCCGCCAAGCCGACGGCTCCGGCAAAAGGTTTCGGCGAGCAGCTGAACGACGCCGTGCACGACCTGCCGCGCCAGGTTGGGCTGACCGCGCGCTACGGCCTGGAGGGCGTGGGCGATGCTCTCGATTTCCTGGCATCGCCGATCCGCGCCGGCCTGAACGCCGTACTGCCGAACAAACAGCGCAATGTCGCGGACCTCGTCACCGGCACGCCCGCGCGCCCGGCGATCGAAGGTCGTTCCGGCAAGGTGCTGGCCGATCTGATGCACCTGCCGGAGCCGGCCACTGCCGATGAGCGCGTGGTCGGAGACGCCGCACGCATGCTGGCCGGCGCAGCGGTACCGATCAGCGCGGCCGGCCGCGTCGCGCAGGGCGCAACCGGCGTTACGAAGTCCGTCGCCCAGCAGCTCGCGGCGAACCCGCTACAGCAGCTGGCTTCGGCGGGAGCCGCCGGCGCGGCCGGCGGATATACGCGCGAGACCGGCGGCGACGCCACATCGCAAACGCTGGCCTCCCTGGCGGCCGGCGTTGCAGCACCGGCCGCAATGGCTGGCGCCCAGCGCGCCGGATCCGGACTGCGGCAGATGATGAACCGTCCTGAGCCGACGCGAACGCAAATCGAAATCCAGATCAACCGCGCCATGCAGGATTCCGGCATCGACTTCGGCAAGCTGGCGCCCAGCGTCCAGCAGGGCATCCGTGCCGACGTCGCACAGGCGCTGAAGACGAGCGACAACCTGGACACGGACGCGCTGCGCCGCCTAGTCGACTATCGCGTGACCGGCGCGACGCCAACGGTGGGTAAGCTGACGCGCGATCCGGCGACGTACACTCAGGAAGAGAACTTGATGCGGATCGGCGCGAACAGCAAGGACAAGGCTGCGCAACAACTGGGTAGCATCAGGAACGCTAACAACAGCAGGCTGATCCAGCTGATGAACGAAACCGGCGCGGGAACGTCCGACGACGCGATCGCCGGTGCCGAGAAGGTGATCGGGGCCCTCAATCAGCGTGGCGCGCGAGCAAACCAGATCATCGGCGACCTGTACGACAAGGCGCGCGACAGCGGCGGCCGAAGTGCTGCTCTGGACAATTACGCCTTCACGCAGCGCGCAGGCGATTTGCTCCACGATGCGAACGTTGAAAGCTTCCTGACACCCGACATTCGCAATAAGCTGAACGGGTTTGCCGAAGGCCGGATCCCGCTCACGGTCGAAATCGCCGAGCAGTTCAAAACCGGCATCGGCCGGCTGCAGCGCAACAGCACAGACGGCAACGTACGACACGCGCTTGGGCTGGTTCGTCAGGCGCTGGACGAGACGCCGCTGCTGGGCGCGGCGCCGTCTCCCGTCAACGGTGGCAATCAGTTGGTGGCGGCCGGCACGCAGCTCGCCGAGGGCCAGGCGCCAAGCCTCGGCCAAGAGGCCATCGACGCCTTCAACAAAGCACGCGGCATGAACCGCGCATGGCGCCAGATCGTGGAACGCACGCCCGCATTGCAAGCCGTCGAGGATGGCGTCGAGCCTGACAAGTTCGTGCAGCAGTTCGTGGTCGGTACCGGTGATAAGGCCAGCGTTGCCAGCCTGGCGCAGCTGCGCAGCTCGATCAAGGGCAGTCCGGAAGCGATGGCAGCCGTAAAGGGACAGATCGCGGCCACGCTGAAGAAGGCGGCACTGAACGGTGCGAGCGATGAAGTCGGCAGTTTCAGCCAGTCAGGGTTCAACAAAGCGCTCGACGCCATCGGCGAACGGAAACTGCGCATGTTCTTCACGCCCGAAGAAGTCGACCGGCTGAAGGCAATCGGGCGGGTGGCTAGCTATGAGCAGAAGGACCCGGTCGGAGCGGCCGTGAACCGGTCCAACAGTGCGGCGGGAATCTACGGCATCCTCGACCGCATCATCAGCAGCCCCGTGCTCGCGAAGATCCCGTTTGCGCGCATGGCGATTCAGGAGCCGGCGGAGAACATCGTCATCGGCATGAAGGCAAAGGATGCGCTCAGCGCGCCGAAGGCGCTGCCGGTCGGACAGCGCACGCGTGAGCCGGTGCAGCTCGAAGGCAGCGGCTTGATGCTCTCGCCGGCGCTGCTGATGGGCGGCGAGGCCGACGAAAAACGCTGATCAGCGGTTGCGGCGCGCGGCGAGCCACGCATTGATGATGTAGGCGAGCAGCGCGCCCAGCTGGATTGGGTCGTAGTGCATGTTTCCTCCTTGCCAAGTTTCGCAGCATACCACCAGCCTGCACCTGTGGGCTTTTTTTACGACCAAACACTATGCAGATTCCATTCGTGGGCGGCGCGTACCAGTCGCGCTCGCTGAACCTCGACGCCCAGCGCTGCATCAACTTGTACCCGGTGCTCGGTGAATCTGGCAACGCCAAGTCCGTGCGTGCGCTGTTCGGCACGCCGGGCCTGCGCCGGCTGGCCGCGCTGACCGGCGGCGGAATTCGCGGCCTGCACCGACCGTCGGTCGGCGACGCAATCGCAGTGGCGGGCAAGAATGTATACCGCGTAGCGACCGACTTCACGGCAACGCTCGTCGGAACCATCGATTCATTCGACACAGTCGTCTCAATCGAGGATAACGGCACGACCGCCTTGCTGGTGTCGGGTCCGCACGGTTACAAGCTGGACCTGGTGAGCAACACGCTCGAGGACATCATCGACGACGCGTTCTACGGTGCCGTGCGTGTCGGCTATGCGAACAACGCATTCATCTTCAACCGGCCCGACACGTTCCAGTTCTACATCACGGCCGCCGACGGGTCGGTGACGTTCGACCCGCTCGACTTCGCCGCGGCCGACAGCAACGCCGAGCCGATCGTCTCGCACATCGTGAACCACGGCCAGCTGCTGCTATTCAAGCGCACGAAGACGGAAGTCTGGAGCTACACCGGCGAGGCCGACTTCCCGTACTCGCGGGACGGCAACGCGCTGATCGAACAAGGCTGCTGTGCGCCGCATTCAGTTGCAGACCTGGACAACAGCGTGTTCTGGCTCGGCGAGGATAAAAACGGCCAGGGCGTCGTCTGGCGCCTAAACGGGTATTCGCCGCTGCGCGTGTCGCACGACGGCATCGAGAAGGCGATCCAGAGCTATGGCGACGTTTCGGACGCACGGGCCTACGCCTACACGCAGGAAGGCGAGACGCATTATGTGCTGAGCTTCCCCAATGCGAACGCGACCTGGGTATACGGAGTGAAGGCCAATCTCTGGCACGAGCGCGCATGGATGGATCCGAATACCGGCCAGCTGAATAGGCATCGTTCGAACTGCCACATCTTCTGGGGTGGCGAGCACGTCGTCGGCGACTGGGAGAGCGGCAACCTGTACGCGCTGGACCTCGACGAATACACCGACGATGGCGGTGCGCTGCTGGCCTTGCGCACCGCACCGGTGATTGCCGATGGCGACTACAAAAATATCAAGCACAACGCACTGCAGGTGGACATTGAAGGCGGGGTTGGTGTGGCCGATGGCCAGGGCAGCGATCCCAAGATGATGCTTCGTTGGTCCAACGACAGCGGCCACTCGTGGAGCGCATTGCGGGAAATGACCATGGGCCGCACTGGCAAGTACAAAGCGCGCGCTCGGGCGAAGCGGCTCGGCAAGGCGCGCAACCGCGTGTATGAGATCTCGATCTCCGACCCGGTGAAGCGCGTCATTTTGGGAGCGGCCATCGACGCCGAGGGGCTGACGCGATGAGCAAAGTCGCATTGAGCCTGTTCAAGTCGAATGCGGCCATCGGCACTCTGCAGCCCGACGGCAGCGTGCTGCCCTCTCCCGAGTTCGTACGCGCGATGTCTGCCCTGTTCGCCCGTGCCGGCGGGGCTGCCGGGATGAGTAGCGAGGACCTGGCTGTTCTGGCGTCGGTCGGTCCACAGCCAGACTTGCAAGCGCGCCGCATGGTCGCTGATGTGCAGTTGAGCGCACCGGTTGACCAAGGCGGCGCTATGGCAGCTTTATCGCGTCGAGTCGCCGATCTGCAGGCGCAGGTCATGCAGATCGATAGCATACGCGCCGAGATGGCGTCGTTGCGGAGGCGAATGGAGGGCGCGGAACTGCAGGTCGGCTATCGCGATCCCTTCCGTGTCGATTGGGGCCGCCCTGGTCAGATCGGCACGAAAAAAGCAGCGGCAGCAACGTTCACGACGCTGACGGCTACCGGGGCATTCGGCTGCAACGGGAAATCCGCGCAGACACCCTATGCGCTCGGCGCCGCCGCGACGGACCTCGCTAGCGCGATCGCACTGGCCAACAACTTGCGCACGATGTCGATCAACAACGGCACCGGTAGCTGATTTTCCAATTTTCCAAACAGGGCTCGCTTTGGCGGGCTCTTTTTATTAGGTGAACGACATGACTGTGGGACAAAAAAACATCGTGCCGGGCGTGGTTCTAGGTGCCGCCTTGACGACCTTGCATACCGCGCCGGCGTCCACCCGTGAGCGCATCTGCAACGCAACTCTGGTGAACGACACCGCTGGGGTGATCCTCTGCACGGTGCACATCGTGTCCAGCGGCGGTACGCCCGGGACGCTGAACAAAAAGATCTCCGCCTACCCCTTGGCGCCGGGCGAAACCTACACCTGCCCGGAGCTGATCGGCCGCGTGCTCGAGCCGGGCGACAGCATCCAGGCGCTGGGCAACGGCGCCGCTTTCGACATCTCCGCATTTACCCAAGTTTAAGGACCTGAACCATGACTGGCGTCATCGCGACTATTCCGCGTTTCCAGTTTTCAAACGCCCTGGGTTTCCCGCTCGCCGGCGGCAAGCTGACCACCTACTTGGCCGGGACCACCACGCCAGTGGCCACGTATCAGGATCAGGGTCTGACGACTGCAAACCCGACCACCATCACGCTCGATTCCACGGGATCCTGCGTGCTCTGGCTGGACCCGACCAAGAACTACAAATTCCTGCTGAAGGACGCACTCGGCGTCACGCAGCCCGGCTGGCCGGTCGACAATGTGTCGGGCGCTGGCGCGCTCTCGGAACGGTTACGCCTGGCCCTGGCCGAGCCCGACGGTGGATCGCAAATCGGTTTCCAGCCGACGCTCACCATCGCCGCCACCAATGTGCAGTCGGCGATTGTCGAATTGATCCTAGACCTCGCTGCGCCGGAAGGTGCCACGACGGTCGGCGCCTCGACGCCGACGAACACGTCCACGACCGTCGAGGCCGCGCTGACGATGGTGTACCCGGGCTCGCGCAAGACGTTGGCGGACGTCTTGGACAAGATCCAGACGGGCGCGACGATCACGATCGCGTGCTACGGCGACTCGCTGACGTACGGCCAGGACACGACAGCGAACGGACAGCCGTCGGGTGGGCTCAACGGATCGCTGATCACCCGCAGCCGCTATCCCTACCCGGAATCGCTCGACGCCGCATTCGGCTATGCAAGCATCGCGCGCAGCGTCTACAACCGCGGCTACCCGGGCGACACAGCCCAGATGGGATACGACCGCTGGGCGGATCCAGCCGTGGCGACGCCGACAGACGTGTCGTTCATCATGTTCGGCACGAACGACGGCAAGACGCGCGGCGTCACTATCGCGGACTACCGCAAGTACATGGGCAAGTGGATCGAGCGCGAGATCGGCAAGGGTGCCGTCGTCGTGCTCATCGCGCCGCCGATGGTGGTCGACGTCCCAACGAACACGAACATCCAGCCGTACACCGCCGTACTGCGCGAGCTGGCCCAGGAATACGACCTCCAGTTCGTCGACGCCGCCGAGCAGCTGTCGGGTGTTACGAGCCAGTGGACGGACGGCACGCACCTGTCGTCGTTCGCGTATTCGGAGCTCGGCTGGCACCTGCTGGCCCTGTTCGTGAATCGCGACCGCGCGCGGCAGTCGATCTGCACGAGCTCGATCTACTACCCGACCGACTTCATCGCGCGCGGCGGCTCGCTGTACCAGGATTCGCGCGCACGCGCCGGGTACTTCCTGCAGCTCACGCCCGGCCAGTTCGTCACCATCGGCGGCTACTTCGACGACGACGTGCAGCCGGTCATCACCAGTTTCAAGACGGGCGGCGCGATCGGCATCCTGGGCGTGCTCTACGCCGGCAACGGCGTGTACCGGGGCCTGCCGATCAACGAACTGGCGCACGACCCGGCCATCGCGATCCGTCAGGAACTGACGACCAACGTGCTGCGCCGCGGCTACCGCGTGTTCACGATCACGAACAACGGGACCGACAACTGCTACATCGAGACCATCGAATTCGCCGATTTGAATGCCGGCAGCCTGACGAAGGGCATGTTGCAGAAGTCGATGGCCCTGAGCGGCGTGTTCCAGTCGGCGAAGCAATCGGCCGTTCTGGGTGATTGGTGGACCGCCATCGACTACGCCCACAAACTGAAGGCGCCCTGGCGTTTCACCACCTACCTTCAGCAGAGTGGCACGGGCGGTCCTGGTATCTACGTCAACCGGCAGTCGCGAAACACGCTCAGCGATGTGCTGCTTGTGCTACGCGCGGATGTCGATCTTCTCGTGCGCGAAATCATCGCGGGCGCAGTCACGACGACCACGTATGCAGGCGTCTTTGCCACCGGCGTGTACACGGGCGAGATCGACCTGGAGATGACCGACACCGGCACGCTGAACGTCTACGTCGATGCCGTGCTCAAGGCATCGAAGACCGGCATCACCAATACGGCTGGGTTCCCCGGCTTCATCTCCAGTGTTACCGCTTCGAAGTTCCTGTGTTACGGCGCCCAGATTTCCGGGTATGTCAAAGGCCCTTACTAAACATCCAACATATGAAAGTCCAAAACATGAGTGAACCCATTTCCAGCGCCGCCGCCGGCGTTGCAGGCTGGAAGGTGATCGGCGGCCTGGCCGGTACCGGTATCGGCGCCGGCCTCGCGGCCTACATCGTCATGTCGATGACGAAGCCCAAGACCGACCAGGAATGGCACGTCGCGCTGATCTGCACGCTCGTCGGCTCGATCGGCGGCGGCGCCGCGCTGATCAGCTGGCTCGGCCTGCAGCGCTGGGCAGACGACGTCTTCGGCTTGGTCGGCATGTTCGGCATCGCCTTCGCGTGCGGCCTGCCCGCCTGGCTGATCATCCGCGCGCTGTTCATCTACATCGACAAGCGCCGCGACGCGGACATCACGCAGATCGTCGCTGACGGCGCACAGGCAGTGAAAAACGTGAAGGATGCCATCTGATGCCGCCCAGCGCTTTTATCGGAATGCTGGCCCAGGCTGCCCAGGACTGCCAGCGCAAGACCGGGATCCCTGCATCCATTACCCTGGCCCAGGCCGCGCTCGAATCCTCGTGGGGCGCGCGCGCGATCGGTAACAACCTGTTCGGCATCAAGGCGGACAAGAGCTGGACCGGCCCGACCGTCAGCTTTGCGACGACGGAGCACCTGGACGGGAAGAACGTCGGGCTGGTCGACAAGTTCCGCCGCTACTCGAGCTGGCTGGAAAGCATGGTCGACCACGCCCAGTTCCTGCTGAAGAACCCGCGCTACGCCGCTTGCTTCAAGGAGACAACGGGGCCGGGCTGGGCACGCGCGCTGCAGGCAGCCGAGTATGCGACCGACCCGGATTACGCGAAGAAGCTGATCGACATCATGCGCGGCCGGAACCTCGCCTTCTACGACCAGGTGCAGCCATGACCGCGCTGGAACGCTGGCTCGCCGGCCTGATCGTCGCCGCGGCGCTGCTGGCCGTCGGCGGCCTGGCCGTGCACGCGTACGGCGCCCGCCGGTTCGACGACGGCCGTGCCGACGCCATCGAGGAACGCGCACGCGCCGATGCCGCCGCAGTGCTGAAGCGCACGCGCGACAACGCCACCGTGGCTGGCCAGCAGGCCACCGACAACGCCCATATCACGAAGGAGAAAGACGATGAAATTGCTGATCTGCGCCGGCGCCTTGCTGCTGCTCCAAGGCTGCGCGTCGGCCCCTCGGTATGTCCCGACCGACCTGCCGCCCCCGCCCAAGCCCAAGGCCCCGCCGGCGGCGACGGCGCCGATTCATCCGCCGGGCTGGTTTCAAACCGAGCTGACGCGGAGTTTAAGCAGCTGATCGAGGCAGTCGAGCAGGACTTGGCCACGGGCCGCGCGTGTCAGGCGTTCATCGAGAAAAACGGGTTCGTGCCGTGACCGACTACCACGTCATCACGCCCGATGCGGCCGATCTGGTCATGCAGGTGATCGACGGCCGAGTCGTCATCGTGCCGCCGGTGCCAGCTCAGCAGACGGAATATGTAGTGGCCTCTGGCCCGGCGCCCTCCGATTCCACCGCTGAGTCAGCACGCGCATGACGGTCTCGCGCGCAATCCCATGTTCCTTCAACGCCAGCGCCGCCACCTGAACGCCATGCGTCGCGCAGGTATGAAAAGCAGCGTCAATGATCAAGGCGGTCAACCGGTCTCGTCGTTTGTCCATTCCTCGATACTTGCACACCCGCAATCCTACAGATTGAGGCGGATCAATCTCGACCGTTATACTGTACGTTAATACAGTATTTTGAACACGAGCATGTACGGAAAAGTGAAGCGCCTGCGCGATCGTGGCCGGCGCCCGTCGAATCGTGTGGCGCACTAACACTAATAAAGTCCGCCACAAAACAATAAAGTATAAAGTCTGCCACAACAACCACGAGCTATCGGCGCGCAGCGACTTGTCCTGCAAGCAACAAGCGCGTACACTGAGCCGGTCAGAACGTCTGCTTTCGGCCAGAAGCGGACCTAGCCAACGGGCCACAAGATATGGAAATACTCTCGACTTCACCAACTGGACGCTTTGAGGTACGGGCTGACGTGTGGGAAGCTAGAAACTCACTTTGGGTGTATAGCCCAAGCATTTGGGATACCGAGCGAAGTCTGCACATACTGTCGTTCGAAGACGAATCTTGGTCAGTGGACAAGAGCACTTGGCTTAGCGAGACAAAGGTTCTGCTAGTCCTTAGGAAGTTCCCCGGAAATCACCGACCAGAACAACTAAATGTGGAGATTGACTGCATAGCCGGTACTGCAACGGTTCCTCCCGCAGTACCGATACCCCTTGTAGACATTGAGTCTGTGCTTAACCGCGCTCTCACCTGGGTTTGACGAGGGATCGACCGCTCGCTCGACCGAAAGTCCGGTATGGGTCGGCAGCGGCCTGTCGTGACAGTCTGCGACTTTCCCAGCACGGCAAGCTGCTATGCTGAGCCGGACGGCCGAGATCGGCCAACAA